CCAAGACAAAGCAGGACTTGTATTAGTCGAACAGGCATTAGCAGCAGGGTTCAGTATAAGTGTTCCGGAATGGCCAGAACACGTTAAAGATGTTAACGATGCAGTTAAAGAATTTGGGAAACTTGGCGCACTGCTAAGTATTATTGCTGTGAAAACAGCAAATAAAGTAAGAGCTAAAGTAATGATCAACGCTCTTATTAAAAGGAAAAAGATAAAGATTAAATGACTAAACAAGAAGAACAATTTGTGTTAATGGCAATATTAAAGCATGGATCAGCATGGGATGCCTATAGACACATTAAGATGATTACTGGCATGTTCAAAGAGACTTGCCTTCTAAGGGAATATCTAGGCATGACGGATGAAGCTCATGACTGATTACACATACGACATACAAAAGATATTTCTTGAGATGATGATTGCAGATGCACAGACTTTTGTGCGCGTACAAAATATTTTTAATGTTGAGAACTTCCATCCTGATTTAAGGCCGGCAGCTGAGTTTATAGAAAAGCACTCAGACAAGTACGGAACATTACCTGAACTGGCACAGCTACAAGCGATGACAGATGTTAAACTTGAGGCAATACCAGAAGCAATTAACGACGGGCATTACGAATGGTTCTTTGAAGAGTTCGAAGGCTTTACTAAACGACAAGAGCTAGAACGTGCGGTACTTAAATCAGCTGACCTGCTTGAGAGCGGAGACTTCGAACCAGTACTTCCGATAATTAAAGCCGCTGTTGAAATTAGTCTGTTAAAAGATATGGGCATAGATTACTTTGCAGATCCAAAAGCACGCCTGAGAGCAATTAAAGATAACAACGGCCAGACTAGTACTGGTTGGGCAACAATGGATGATAAGCTGTACGGAGGATTTAATAAAGGCGAACTACAAATCTTTGCAGGTGGTTCAGGTTCGGGTAAATCACTGTTCATGCAGAACTTAGCAGTCAACTGGGTTGAAGCAGGGCTTAATGGAATCTTTGTTACACTTGAACTTAGTGAAGATTTATGTGCTATGCGACTTGATAGTATGATGACAGGCACACCAAGCAAAGCAATCTTCAAGAATCTTGATGATGTTGAAATGAAAGTTAAGATGAAAGCTAAGGCCGCCGGAGATTTACAGATTAAGTACTTCCCAGCACAAAGTAATATCAACGATGTCCGAGCATTTGTTAAAGAGTTACAAGTTAAGACAGGCAAGAAGATTGACTTCATGTGTATCGATTATTTAGATCTGTTGATGCCAGTCTCAGCTAAAGTTAGTCCAAGCGACTTGTTTGTTAAGGACAAGTACGTATCAGAAGAAATACGTAACCTAGCCAAGGAACTTGACGTTGTAATGGTAACAGCATCGCAGCTCAACAGGTCGGCAGTAGAAGAAGTGGAGTTTGATCATAGTATGATTAGTGGCGGTATTTCAAAGATTAATACTGCTGATAATGTATTTGGTATCTTTACATCTCGTGCAATGCGTGAACGTGGCAAATATCAGTTACAGCTGATGAAAACACGTAGTTCTGCAGGCGTAGGACAAAAGATTGACCTAGACTTTGACGTAGATACCTTGCGTATTGTTGACAATGGGCAGTCTAGCATGGGACATAGCAATTCACCGTCGAATGTATTGAATAATATTAAAGCTAGATCGATTATTACGTCTAGCAGTCCACAAGAGGAAGGTAAGGTAGCGGGTAAGGTAGACGCTAAAAAGTTAAATGAACTGCTTAACAAAGTTAAAAATAAACCTCAAACTGAATAAATATACACAATGACGAGAGCTTACCAATGAAAAAGCACACACGTAGTATTCTAGAAGAATTAGAACAGATGCACCATGCCCGTGATTCACGGTATGTAATTGAGACCCGCGCTGAGAATATCATCGCAAGTGCAATCAATCTAATTGATCTTATGGAAGAAACCTACACCACAGAGGAAGTTGAAGACCTTACCCGAAAGTTACTAAATTCTATTAAGCAAAAAGACTCGTTAAAATTTAAAAGAAGTTTAGGACGAGTCAATGAGAGCAAATGAGTTTATAACAGAAAACCCAATCGGTGAACTAAGTACCTGGCTCCAGAAACAATCCATAGGTCGAAAGATGAAGGATAGGTCCAAAGCTCAGAAAGCCAAGCTACCATTGATTGCTAAACAAGTGCAGAAATTATTAGCATCTAGAGTGGCTCAGATTGCAACATCTAACGTCGAAGATAAACAACAAGCATTAGTAGATGAAGTGAAGTCCATTATGGCAAGGTCTACTAAGGTCGACATTGAAGGCAATTCAGGATTATTTAATGATTCTATGGATTCGCTAATAGACGCAATAATAGCAGATCCAAATGGTGTGGCTTCTAGTAAACATGTACGCGCATTTATATCCGATGTAGTTAATAAATCATTTAGTGTTAAGATGACAGGACAGGCGAGCTTGGAGCAATTTAATAAATTTTTCCAAGCTGGACGTCGTGACGGTCTTTCTGATGAAGACGCAGCTAAAAATGCAGCTGAGAAGTCTGGATATGATCCAGCAGATATTGATACCTCCACTATGCCCACTGGTACCCAAACAAACACAACAGCGTCAGGCGTAGATATTGCTGAACTTGTGGAAAAAATTAAAGACCATATGATAGAAAATCCAAGTAAGTTTACTAACAGAGATACAGCAGCGGAGTTTGTCGAATATCAATTAGAAATTAACAAACTTGAAAACAATGAAGAGCGTGACGCTATAATTGATCAATTAATGAATGATGAAGACATGCCGTTCAAACTTGAGCTTGGAGGAGAGTTCAGAGCATTAGTATATTCACCAAGTGGTACACGATATAAGCAAGGTGATGATGCTGATAACATAGCATTTGTAAGAAAAGATAGCAAGTGGTCTCAGTGGGAAATCGGTCCGCGTAGTAACTGGCGTTTTATGAAGCGAGTTACAAGTAAAAGGGATCTGTCAGGTTTGATTACTTTAGCTAAACAAGCCACCAGCGACATGACACCACTTACATTCAGACAGGACGACACCGAAGGTCAAACCAATCTGTACAGAGTATCCGCTCGATGAAATCAAAGTTCCAAGACATGCATCGCCACATAATTATGGCGAGCATTGCAAGCGCACAAGGTTTAGTGTGGTCTCATGAATCAGGGCTGACAGACCGCACAACAAACGAAACTATTTCGCAAGACCCTAGAGAGATTGTTAGAACACTATTGCCAGGTTACTCAGCTGACCCACTGAGTTTAAGTGTAGAAAGCATCTTAGAGTACGTTTATAAGAAGCACGAGGAAGAGCCTGAGAAGATTGAAGAATTAGTAGGCGAAGCCGCTGCCACATTAGCAGAGCAACACGGCGTTCAGATGCCAATGCCAAACGAACCCGACGTACACGAATCAAACGATACAGATGAATACTTCCTTGCGCGTTTACGCAATAGGATTGTTGTCATGGATATGGAACCGTTGTTTGATGATAACGGGTCAGTTTATAAAGAATATGTAACAGAAGGTAAGTTACGTGATATGAATCACCTTGAGGATCTAGTACTTGAAGAAGGTCCGAGTGGTTTATATAAATCAATAAAGATTTTACGTGCATTTGCCGAAGGCAATGCACAAGCAGAAACGACCATTAAATGGGATGGCAGTCCTGCCATAGTATTTGGTAGAGACGACAGTGGTCAATTCTTCTTAACTGATAAGTCAGGCTATCATGCTAAAGGGTATGATGGTTTGGCGAAGTCAGCCAAACAATTAGGTAGTATGTTTGCTAACAGGAAGCCAGTAATGGACGCCAGTCGCAAACAATTTGTATCAAGCATGGTGAACATCTTTGATGCATATCAAAAAGCAACACCACCTAACTTCCGCGGCATGATGAGTGGAGACTTAATGTACTCTAGTACCCCAGGTGTTGAAGATAACATATATGTAATGCAGCCTAACGCTGTACGTTATGCAGTAGCTACAGAGTCTAAGCTAGGCCAGCGTATTGGCCAAAGCAAGACAGGTATAGTTGTTCACAAGTATATCGGTAATCAATTTAGTAACGTACAAGAAGCAATTAAACAGATGCAAGGTAACGACGTGTTTGTTATACCTCCTACACATGTACAAACGCCATCTAAGATTAACACAGGCCCGATTGACAAGCTAGAAGCATTTGCTAATACACATGCAGCAGAAATCAAAACATTATTTGATCCGGCTGGCCTTAAAGGTATTGCTAACATTCATACATTGTTCTACAAGTACATTAATAACAGTGTAGACACAGGACTTGAAAATCTAGGAAGTGATTTTGAAGCGTGGTTAAACACAGAAAACCTGTCAGAGAAGAAACGTGCTAATATTTCAGCTTACCTAGACGCTAATAGGAAGGGCGTAAATGCTTTATGGACACTCATTAAAGGCATTATGAAGGCCAAGGATTGGATAGTAAATGAGTTTGATGCTCACCCCGGCGATGTGCAACAATCAATTGATGGGCAGCAAGGTGGCGAAGGATACGTAGTAAAAACTAAGGATGGTCTAGTAAAATTGGTATCAAGGCATAAATTCACCGCCGCAAACCGAGCTCTGCATAGATAAAATCGCTCTTAGAGATAAATAAATGTAACGGGATAACATAAGACACCCACACAATTTAGGAGAATATAAAATGGCAGGAGTAACAAAAGTAAACCCAGCAGTAGTCGCTACAGCGTGGGAACAGGTAGGTAAAGATATTACCTTTTTCATCGTTGATTATGTTGACAATTTAACAACTGAAACAGGTCCAGAAGATCTAATCGCAGTTGCATATCAGGTGATTCAACTTGGTGCTACTATTATTGCAGCAGGTCCACTTGTTGACACTGGTTCACAGCAGACTTTCGGTGTTGAAGGCGAATTTGTAGCAGCAGATTTAACCGCTATGGAAACCGCGCTTAAAGCAGCTGGTCACAGTGCTAGTACCACAGTTACAGCTACCGAACTAGGTATCTTAACAACAGCAGCAGTATAATAACTTAATTTTATTAAGTACAAAAAGCCTCGTTCTTCGAGGCTTTTTTATGGCTGGAGTTTCTATAATAGAGATAAATAACTACAACGAGATAACATTAGACACTCACAATAATTAGGAGATTATAAAATGGCAGGCGTAACAAAAGTAAACGGTACTTATCACACAGAAGAATTAGTCCACAGAGACTTGTTCTTCAAAGTAGTTGGAATTGGCGGTGGCGCTATTTCACAGGCTGCATTTGATTCAATCATGCAGTACGTTCACCTTACTTCAACAATTGAAGTAATTGGCGTATTTACAGCTGACTCAACTACAGCAGTTAACATTGTAACTTCAGGTGCTGACGTAACTGATATTACAGCGGTTAATGGTGCTTACACTATCGCTGATATTTCTGGATTCTAAGTTAACTTAGAACTAGAGTAAAGTTTAAAAAGCCTCTTTAGTTAGGGGCTTTTTTATGGCCGGAGTTTCTAGCTAGTTAAATACAGCTATGCCGCAGCACATTAAAATACATACAGACTTTGATATAACCAACACAGGTGTGGTACGCAACTTTAAAGAAAACTTATTACCGGCAAAGATTAACGGAAAGATAGTTTACACTCGAGAGGAATGGATACGCTGTCGTAGACAGCAAACTAACTGGGAGACTATGATACAAGTAATCTCCTTGCGTATACAGCCGTATAATATACGGACAGTTGTTACTGAATCAGGCTGGCTACTAGAATTTGATGTAGAATTTATTGGTACGTTTGAAAAGGATGGCGATCAACTTGGATTGCTTAAAGAGGATCTTACTAATGTTCCGTTATTAGTTGGACTGACAGAACATAAAAAGACAGACACGTACGAGTTTATATCTGTTGATGAAAACGTAAGGTTTGAGACTTATGAATTATAATGACGTTAGTAAATCAGTACGTAGGATAGCTAAAAAGGCACTAACTCAGGATGATTTAGCTGAGCAGATTATTATACAGAAGGGTAAGGCGTATCATGCATATAGCAAGTACGTAATTGAGGAAACGCCTGCAGGCTGGCAGGTAAAGGCAGACATGTTCTCTACTCCGATGTTGTTTAATACTGCTAAAGTGGCACTGGCATGGTGCATAGCACACAAGGTTGGGCAGTACAAATTGGCAACAAAGCTGCGGAATCTAGACAGCCGTGTTACTGCAAAGCAGTATGATATCGATATGCTAACGTATATGCTGGATAATAGTACACAAGATTCAGACGCAAGGGCAATACTAACAGCAAGATTGGTGGAAGATATCGATTCCAGGCAGTCATGTAAGAAACAATTAGCTAAATGTCTGAAACAGGCTAAATACATAAAAATTATAAGGAACAATTCGAAATGAACCTAGCAGACTTAACAAGAACAGTAGACTCCGAAACAGTCACTAAATTAATTAAAACCCAATTTGGGACTGATTATAATATAGGTAACTTAGGCTTAAAAGAGTCAGTTACACTACTCAATAATACGGACAAACTAATTGTTGAGTTTAAAATGAAGAACAACTTACACTCAAGTGAAAACAACCCTTCATATATGAAATTGCTTATGGTAAACGAAGCTGTCGATAAACGGGCAATCGAATTAACCAAAGTCACACCAATACAGGAATCCGATATGGAAAACAAATTATTAACTAAGGCTCTTAAGATTGCTGCAATGGGCGGCAAACTATCAGAAGACCAACTCCAAGCATTGCGTATAACAGAAAGTATGCAATCAGTTTTACGTAACCAGAAAACAGCACAAACTTTCATGCGTAAGATAATCGAAAGCAAGAAATCTAAGAAGCTTATGGAAAATGAAATCGGCGCAGCTCAAACAACTATTGCAGCACAAGATATAGCAGATCAAATTCAATCAATGATTGAAAAGTTTGCAGATATTAAGTACAA